ACAGCTAGAGCCGAAGAAGCGTTCCGAGAGCGCATCCGGGCAGGCATGGCCAACCCATTCAATGATCAAGAGGCCGCCAAGCTACTAGAGAAGCTGAATCAGCTTGAACTCGAAGGAAAGCGGAAGGCCGCTCAGAACGCCCGTAAGCGCCTCGAAGAGCGCTTGGGCGGCTTGGGTGTCAATCCAGAACAAACGGCTGACCTGCTGGCCGCCACGCCCTCTCAGCGCGAACAATTAAAAATGTTCTCACAGCGAGCTGGAGCACAGGCCGCACTAGACACTCGAGAGACCGCGAAGAAAGCCTACGACTCCGTCACAACCAGTCAGTTTAATCAAGCTACCGAGAGGGTTCGTAAAACGCTTCAGCGCGAATTACGCAGACTAGGGCTGGGTGATGTCGCCTTGAGAATGGACAATGTGATCCGGCCCCAGCCGGGGACATTGGCCGAAGGGGTGACCGAACAAACAGCCGCAGGGAAAGTGATTATTGCCCTGTCCTCTAAGATCTATTCACCGGACATGACAGACGCACAGCTTAAAGCAAAGCTGGGCGAAGTGATGAATCATGAAATGATTCACGCGATGAAGACGCTGGGCTTGTTCACTGACGCCGAGTACCAGTCATTAGTGAATGCCGCTCGTGAGCAGAAGTTCGTAGATAAGACCGGCAAGGAACGGCTGTTCTCTTACTTCGATCGGGCTGAAAAGTTGTATAAAAATGACTCGCCCGAAATAAAACAAGAAGAGGCTGTTGCCGAGTTGTTTAGGGACTGGGCGGCAGGCCGTAAGACGATTGGTGGTAAACCACCTACCTTATTCCAGAAGATTATCAAGTTCATTAAGACACTTGGCGGTCTGTTAAACAAGGAAGGGTTCGATGACCCTTCCAAGATCTTCGAAGCAATCCAAGCTGGCGAGATTGGACGCCGTGAGCGAGGACCAGTTGGCGAGCAGATGCAAATGTATTCTCGCAAAGCCACAGCCGACAGCCCTGCGTTTTACAGTGTCACAGAGCGACAGATTGAGCAACTCATAGGTCGCTATTCGTACCCACTAGGCACAACAGGGTATGCAGTTCGGATGCCAATCGAGGACTTCATGTCTTTGACATTCAGCATGGGTAAGATCGACAAAAAAAATGTCATTACCACGGCGAAAGAGTTTCTGAAGAATATGCCAAGCAATGATGGATCTGTGTTCACTATTGATGAAGATAATAACCAGTATGCCGCATTCGATCCAGAGATAGTTGACAGTCAAAACTACATGGGTGTTCCATTTATTGACCTTGAGATTGATGAGGAATTTGGAACCATCAGGGCAGTTGGCCATGAAGGCAGGCATCGTACATCGATAGCCGCAATCGATGGTGCCGAGACGATTCCTGTGCAGGTTCGGTTCAAGCAGTTCTACACAAATTACGATACTGATAGGTTGTTTGGAAACATCCCGAGAGATCAGCGCTTCAATTACTACGAGTTCGCTAAGAAGCGAGAAGTCGAAGCGCAGTTCAAGGACTACTCGCCATCAGCCCGTGCAAAGGACTCAATCACATACGAGGTTGAGATCCCTGCTGGCGTGCCGATTGATTACTCATTTAAGGAGGATCTAAACCGCGTCATTGGACCAAAGTCTGATCCGCTTGGCATCGCCGAAGAATCAGGAACTCCAAGTGGTACTCAGCGGTTCTCTCGCCGTGCCATGGCAAACCCGTACAACGTGAACATTGATGAAACCATTGTTCCGATTTACCCGGGTACAGAGAATGCACTAAACCGCAAGCAAGGCTCCGTTAAGAAAGAGGTGTTTGCCCGGGAGATGCTGGAGCGCTCAGGGCTAACCGACCTCATTCCTTACAACGAAGACACCCAAGAACAAGTCGCCCGAAAGATGGCGACCGAAGCACTTATGGCGCTTGAGTTCGATAATAACGCCATCGGCTGGTATGACGAGAAGCTCAGACAGGCTAAGAATATTCTTAACCTTGTCGAGCCTTCCATCTTCGAAAATGAAACGAACGAAACAACATTCGATTACGCCCTTGCTGTGACATCCAATGGCACAGCAGTCATTGATAACTTCCCATACGCCCTTCAGGCGTATCGGTTCTATCAAGAAAACGGAAGGCTTCCTGTTGCTGAATGGAAACAGGGTGGTAAACGTAACAAAGAAATGAAGCGGGCCTTCAAATTCTTTAATGATTATCAAACTTTATACAACGAAGGACAAATCGATCTTCCGCTTTCTTCTTTCCTTGATAGTCAGTATCAGGTCAGGGACCTGAAAAAAGTGATCCGTGACATGCGGGATAAGTACAACATCAAGATTAGCGTTCCAAGCGGAGAAGGTGCAAATGCACTTATTCGCGGAAGCTTAATTCTTGGCCCGAAGATTGGCCAAGGGTTTTACCAGAATCTACGTGGCAACTTCAATGAGTTAACCGCAGATCAGTGGTGGATGCGGATGTGGAATCGAATGGTTGGCAACCCATTCAAACCACCTCCTACAAAAGAAGTCATGCAAGAGCGCAGAACTAAACTGCGTGAATTGATTCGGGCCCCTGAGGGGCCCATCGAAAAGCAGATCATTCAACAGGCGTTTGACCGCTCTGGCTTGCGCCCTTCCGATCTTCGCTCCAACAAGAACCTTGACGAATTCTCTGTTGAGATTAGGTCTCGGTGGAATTCTTATTTCCGAAACTTCCAGAAAACAGAAGGAAGAAACCCTAACAAACCTAAGTTTTTCCAATTTATTGACACCTATGTTGGCGGCTTAAGTGACCAGCTTATGGATGCTCCGCGCGGTTCCGCAGAACGGCAGTTCATGCGCGACACAACCTCCAGAGCAAGGGAACTTCTTGCCCAAGAAGGGGTGGATATAAATACAGCAGACTTCCAAGCACTGCTGTGGTACCCTGAGAAGCGTTTGTGGTTGTCTGGTGGTGTTGCCCCGGGGCGCGGGTCTGATAATGACTACGCGGATGCCGCAATTGAAACAGCAAGACAGGAAGGTATTGCGAATGAAAGAATCGAAGAAGCACTCGCCGATAGTGGACGAGTCGGAATCTCTTCTGGAAGATATTCCAGAAGAGCTGTACCCGGAATTGATCAAGGAACTGGTCAAAATGCAGAAAAGAGGGGAGCCAGAGATGCCACAAGGGCTGTCGCGAACAGTGCAGGACCTAATGGGCAGGTATGGAATGTCTCAAGAAGAAGCGGAACAATACGCGAAGCTAATGTAATTGCGTCCTATCGTGTCGCTCCTGAATATGAATCAGAGTATGCAAGCGGGGGTGTATCTACCCCCGAGATGTTTGAATTAGAACAATCTCCAAAGTCAGCGGAAGCATTCGAGACAGCAATCACCGAAGCAACATCCGGATCGCCATACGCACCCGCAGTCTACGTCTACTCAAGGGAAAAATACGCAGACATGCGTTTGTTCCTGAACGGTGATTCGAATGCCGGCTTCGCTGTCAAGGGTGATGACATCGTCAGCGTCTTTAACGGCCCTACAAGCGGTCTCAAGAACGTGACAAACTCAATGCTACGCCTTGCCTTCGAGCAAGGCGGAAGAAGGCTTGATGCATTCGACACGGTCCTCCCTGATCTTTACAGCAACAACCTATTTAAGGCGATTGTCCGCTTACCTTGGGACGAAAAAGAAGCCCCAAATGGCTGGGATAAAGAGCTGTTTTCCCGCTGGAAAAACGGCGAACCCGATGTTGTCTTTATGGCTTATGACCCGACTGCCAAGCCGTACAAAGATGGCGATGGTGAATATGCAAATAGCTATGATGAGGCCGTTCAAATACAGCAAGCGGCCGCTTCTAGATTCTCGCGTAGATACAGCGCTACAGCACCTTCAGGGCAATTCAACCTAGACGACATGGTTGATCGTCTTGTTTCCCAAGAGCCCGAAACAAGCCCTATTATGAAAATATGGGATAAGTTCTTTTTGGGAAGACTGGAAGGTGAGACAAGATGGCAGGCGTTCACAAGGAACGCCGTTAACCGCTTCTTGCCCGGTTACCTGCTAGATAACTATGTCAATGGAGAGATTGCCGACCCAGCCAACAGCGTGGGTCGGGCGATGGAACTTTCGCAGAGTATGACTGGGCGCCTTTGGGCGCTGGCCGAGCTGGGAGCAATGAAGTTCAACCCAGATACAGGCACCCCTGAGGTGATTGACGCACCTGACAACATGGGTCTTCGTCAGATATTTGAGCCAATTGGCGAAAAATACATGCGCGAATATTATGCATATGCCATTGCCAAGCGGGAACTAAAATTGGGCGGACAGGGGCGCAAAGGCTTTAAAAATTTAAATAAGCAAGACGCCGCTAAAATTATTAGCGAGTCCGAAGCAAAGTACCCGTTCTTTAGGGAAGTGCATAACAACTATGCTCTTTTCAATAGGCGTATGGTTCAGATGGCGGTTGACTCAGGCCTGATCACAAAAGATCAGGGCGATAACTTTATGGACATGGACTATGTCCCCTATTATCGGTACGCCGAATCAGCAACTGACCCGTCAGAATTTTCCAAAGCAATGGCCGCCAAAGCCCATCAGTCTTTGAAAGACCCGAACGTGTTCGAGAAAGAGCTAGAAGGCGGAACCATCAAGCTTGGTGACATGTATGAAAACATCACCAAGAACGCCGGGTTAATTGTGTCAGCTTCATTGAAGAATTATGCAATGCAGAAAACAGCAGATGCGCTAGACAAAGCATCAGCAATGAATGGCCCGAAATCATGGGGACGCAAAGCCAAGGAAGGTGAGACAGGGCAAATGATCACCTTCTACCGCAACGGCGAGAAGGTTCGGTATAAGATTGATGACCCAGCATTATGGACCGCTGTTGCGGGACTCACCGCAAAGCAAAAGGAAAGCTTTATCAAAGGTCTTGAAATGGTAGGCGGCATTCTTCGGTCAGGTGTAACATTGACCCCGGGATTCCAATTAGCCAACCTCTGGCGAGGCAAGATTGATGCTTATGTTAAGACAGGGATTCCAGTGTACCGCTTTGACCAAACAGTCAAAGCGATGCGTGATGTCTATGCGAACGAGAAAGACACTCAGCAGTTTAAAATTCTAACGGGGATGGGTGGGTTCCTGTACGGGGCTGACGCCGAATCACTTGCCAGTACATTAAAGAGAGGATACCGGCTCAAGGAGCCGGGCGGCCCAATCATGCAACAGATTGGAGACCGACTGAATCAAGCGGTTACGGCGCTTGAGAAAACAGGCGAGGCCTCTGAAATGGCCGAGCGGATTGTGATCATGCGGAAGCTCATGGCCGAAGGCATGAGCGAGCGAGAGGCGGCGTTCCAAGGTTTGAACTTAATTAACTTCGGGCGGCGTGGGGCTGGTGGATCTCCCGTGCTGAATTTCCTTGTCAACTTCCTGATCCCCACTATCCCGTTCTTAAATGCGCGTATCCAAGGTCTTGCTCGCTTGGTCGAAGACCCAAAAACCCCGGGCACAGTCAAAGCTGAGGCGTTCAAAGAGATTTTTGCCAGAGGGATGATCATCACCGCTGGTTCTGTGACACTCGGATTACTTGCCATGCAAGACGACCGATGGGAAGACGAGCCAGTCATTGAGAAAGTGACCAATGACATCATTTATATTGGCGATGTGAAGATCCGAATCCCTAAGGCGTTCGAGATTGGTGCGTTGTTCGGTACCATCCCCGTGATGGCACTTGACGCGATCCGTCAGGAGAGCGCCAATGACTTGGCGCAAGCTGTTGGACACATCCTCATCAGTACATTCTCGTTTAGCATAGTGCCTCAAGGGCTCTTGCCTGTTCTGGAAGTGATTGGAAATTACGACTCATTCCGTGGCGCCCCTATTGAAGGTATCTCTTTACAAAGATTGCCGACTGAGCTGAGGGCGTATGAATCAACGCCCGAAATATATAAGTTCCTTTCCCGCAATGGTGGTTCTTTTATTGGCCTTTCCCCACTCGAAATACAGCAGTTGATTGAAGGGTATATGGGAACTATGGCCACCAACGTGGTGGCCACAACAGATACCTTGCTGAGCGCCACAGGCGCGATTCCAGAAAAGCCATCTGGCGTATTCGGGAATCCTTTTGTGAGTTCAACCGCAAGCATTCTTGGTCTGAACCGATTTGTTCGAGAGGATGGTGCGGGTGCGTCACGTTTTGTTTCTGAGTTCTATGAGATGCGCCGCGATCTTGACCAAACATACACAGCCATGAGAGACGCGGCAGAACGCGGTCAAACAGAGCGCGTGAATGAATTGATGCAGGAAAAAGGAAAGGCATTGTCTTACCGGACCTACTTCAATAATGTCGCAAGACAATTGAGTGAGGTAAACAAAGCTATTGATACTGTTCGTTTCAGTCAGATGGATTCAGATGCAAAGAATGAACGGTTAAAGGAGTTGCGTAAAACGAAGGTTCGCCTTACGCAACAGATCGTGACATCAGCCAGATCAAGTGGATACTTTGATTAGTGCATTTGCACTTTTATTCACTGTCTGACTGCTCTCTTTTTTCGATCAGCATCTTGGCCAAATCTGCATAGTTCATCTCGCAGATACTAAGAAGAAGTGCCAGCTTTACACCTTCTTTTGCCATGATGTTCATCTCTTCCTTGGTCATGTCGAAGACGTAGGTTGCCCCTCCGTCTTCATGCTCCCTCACTTCAGTAATATCCATTCCATTCTCCCTGATATATCAGTCCCATAGGGCTTCGTAATACTTTCCAAACAAGCGAAAGCCGTTGCTGATTCGCTCTTGCTCCACTTTAAGTTTATCTATTTCTTCTGGTATTTTAAACCGCATATACAAAGCTTCTTCGCTCAACTTGTATTCGAAAGCATAGATCATCTCGTTCATTACCCAATCCCATCGGGCATGAAAATGCATATCGGTTTCTCCAATTTCTTTGTAGTATTCGATCTCTGCTTCACTTGGCCGCAAGTCTTTGGGGACATCTTCTTGGTCTACAAAAGGCGATCCGTGCTTTGTCTCCTTTAATTGCTTGAGCATTGGCAGGATGATTGGTGCTAGGGTGTCATCCATTGACCATGTGTCCCACGGGTCAATGGATATATTGACTTTTTGCTTGTCTTTGTCAACGATTATGTTGACTGTATGGTCGAGAATCCACTGCGCGAAGTCCTCAATTTTTTCGAGCGCTCGCTCGGAGCGAGTGTATGTTAATGGCCAGCCAACATATCCATACTTGCGGTTCATGTAATCAGAAAAAATTCTGCAAGACAATCTGCTTGGGGGTTTGCCGATGACAACTTTCATTTCGCGTATCCTTTGCATGTTATGCGTTTATACGCACTTATATGCAGATATAGGTACTTATAATGGGTAATGTATTATACAAATAGGGTAGTGAAGCCCATAATGTTTCATATATTGTACATTGCGACTTATAGTATACAATTGTTCTTCGCCTTAAGCTTGGCTTCAATGGCATCAGCTAGTGGCATTCCGTACGTGTCTACAATGTCTAACATCTCTTCCTCTGTCAGATACACCCACTTACTTTTATTCGCCGCTTCCTCTAATGCCCCCACCATGAATGCAACATCATCTGGCCGCAGAGTGCCTCCGTGTAGCACATGATGATAGTAACGCCTTGCTTGTGCTAATACCTCTGGCTTCATTCACATTTCTCCATAAAATCTGGTGGGCTTCGCTTCAAAAACTCCATCGCTGTTGCCATCTCCAAATCAGACAGCTCCGCCCTGTCCACCAATTCTGCACCCACAAACACCCATTCATCAACATCAATGTCTCGTTCACAACGCCACTCCCACGTGACGTAGAATTCGTACTCGTTGTCATCTGCGTCTGTCCAATAGTCGAGGCCACTGTATCTCTTGTTCATCCTTTACCACCTATGATGCATGGATGTCTTTAAGGCGCCCAGTTTCATAATGAAAGACAATCTCGGTGTCTTGCATGTCTCCCCTGTCTGTCCGCCCTCCAACGCCAATAGAGTCCGGCTCTTCGGAAAAACTGATGAACCTCAACCCATCCTCATACTTCACAACCAACAGCGCTGGAACACCAAGCATCTTTGAATACTGCAATCCAGCCAGTCGTTTGGAAGCTGAGATAATGAGTGTGCCGTAGTGGTCAGAGACCACATTGCGGACCTTTATTTCACACAACGCACAGATCTTGCCCTCCCGAAGGAGGGCATAGTCCAGTTGATAAGACATCGGAAGTTTCTGGTAATCACACATCCAATGGGCGCTCAATTCTTTCACCACCCCTTCCTCTCTTTTGAGGTCTGATTGGCTCTCGTACATGGGTCTCATTACATCCCCCTTAGTTTGAACTCAAGCATCATAATCTTGGACTCAAGCTTTGCGGCTTTCCTTGAATGCCTCTTGCATTCAGCCTTTAAAAGCTTTAAGTAAAGCTGTTTAATTTTCTGTATCGTTTTCATTAACCAACCTCTCAAGAAGTTCAATTGCACTTTTTAATTCCGCAAGCGCCTCCACATAATCCCCCTTCTGAAGTTGCAGATCAGCCATCCTAATGGTTCGCTTGCAACGATCAATCTGATGAAAGTCAGCCATTGTTAATCTCCCATCCCAAGCCGGCATAGCCGGCGATATCAACCCAACTGTCCTCGTGGTTTGCCTTGTGGCGTAACCTTGCCAACTTTGTCCCGATCATCATCATGACAACCATCTCTGGGGTGAACTTGTATCCAGTGATTGCTGACCAGATGTCTGCTATTCGTTGGTGATTGTCCCGAGGACTCCCGTAGGAGTCCTCCCTTGGTCCGTTGATCACCTCCTTTGCTCGATCAAGGACACGGTTCCTTTTCATTAACCCATCTTGGATCGAATCCATGAATCCACCTCCTGACGTTTCCAATATCTCTTCCCCTTTGGGTGCAAAGAAAAGCCGGGCGGAAAGGTACTATCATTCTTTGTTATCGAATAAATGTACCCTCTACTTTTGTTTAGGTATCGGGCAATCTGGGAAACAGACATTACTTCCTCTCCACAGATTGTCTCGAACTGGCCCTTAACCATTCTTGAAACTCCTCTCTCATATCATTAAACGCTCGGCGCGCATTTGGATCCGTGTCAAATTCAGATCTGCTCTTTATCCCTAAAGACGCCCGAAGAAACGCAACCGCATTTGCTTCTGTCACCTCTTCTCCAGTCCCAGAAAGAATCCATTCCTGAAACTTACGGTTCCGGCATAACGCACCGGCAGAAGATTTTAATTTTTCAATCTCCCTCTTGTCTGTCATTGCAACAGGCTGGTCATGGTCATCCAACTTGACCATCGCAACCATGTAGCGGGACCCCGCCCAATCTTGAAAAAGAATGGACGGACAGTCCTCTGGGTGAATCCCCAGTCTCAAGACGGTGCCATCTGAATTTTGTGTGATGGCAATCTTGACCGCTTCAAAGTGGACAGCATCAATCTCCGACACTGTAAATGCGCTCCCTCTCTCTGAGTATCGGGTAAGTGCTCGGGATCAGTCCCTTTGATCCCTTCTGCACCCGATCATCAACCGCTGTTGCTTCGCCGTCACGGCTTGACTCGATCACATCAATGTCACCAATGATGTAACCCATTCGTCTTAGTGTTTTCTGATGATCACTCTCTGCACACAACGCCAACTTGATTGCCTCTTCAGCGTTCTCAGCGGAGACCGCTTTGCATTTAAAGAAGTCAATGTTGTAGCTGACGTAATATTTATGCACCGGGGCGACCTCCTAAACGAGAGGCCATCTTGTAGAGATGATCGACAGATCCCTTGATGAATGATTGCGTCGCAGGAGAGGCTGTTGTTGAAAGCAACATGCCATCCTTGGACGCCCGAATCAAGACAGACAAACGCGCGTTATACAACGCGCTCATCAACTCAGTAATATCAGAGAAGTCCAAGTTATCAATCACCCTATCCCCATCGATACGAGCAGAAACTCGACCGCCGTGAGATCCGTTCTGAGATATCTCATACTCGGCATTGATATCACCGAAGCTTTCTTTAAATGTCATCTTAACCATTGGTGTACTCCTCGTACATTGTTCGGGCAACCTCTAGTGGATCCACCCCTTGCAACGCCCACCAAAGCTCTTCATCGCCGAAACCATGAAGCTCCATGTGGTGGGCATGGCACATGGGGACAACCCAGTTGTCACCAACCTTTAAACCCATTCCGTTTGGTTCTGCGTAGGTTACGTGGTGGGCCTCCCCCTCCTGTTGACAGATCAGGCAAGGCTTCCCACGAACCGACCACAGATACTTCTCAGAACGGTATCTTGTCATCACTCACCGCGCCACGGTTCATCGCCATAGGCGCCGGTCTCATCGGCGCCACACTCACCGAAGCGGACTCGTCTTTAACATACGGCTTGCTGGCTGACAGTGAGATGAAGTCCCCGGCTTTCTCCGTTTGTTTTGCCCAGCCTGAGATATCTGCCTTGGCAAACTTCTCTCCGCCGTTAATCTGCTCGGCCAGATTTCGGACCAGCTCTGCATCAAACTCAACACTTCCTTTATAGTCAGGTTGATTTGTTCCTTGCACTTTGCGGTTGTTGAAAAACAAAGCGCCGCGTGGCTTGTCGTACTGTGTCATGCTGTTTTCTCCTTGAGCCCTTCAGCTTTTTTCATGAATGCGTCATACACCGACTTGTAACTTTCAGGATCTAGTCGTTCCATCTGTTCGAGAGGTGTCTTGTTAATCGCCCAAAACTGACGCAGGTTATTGAGCGTGGTTGTCCCGTCAGGGCCAACCATAAACTTCAGCATGACCTCCTTCAGGCCGCTGAGATCTTCTGTTTTTTCTGACTCGCCCGAAACACTCTTCACTTCAAACTGCAAAGGAGCGTTCTGGTTGATAGTTTCCCCTTGGTATATGTACATACCAAGCCCCATGTAGGCCATGCACTTGACTAAACAGCGTTGATACGCTGAGTTAATGTCGAAGCAGTTCGGATTAGCGACCGGCTTATTCTTGTAATCAAGAACCGGCAAGAACTCAGTCACGCTTTCAATGCGCGACCCTTCCTCGCCATCAATCCAAACATGCACGCACGCCAGTGCGGTGCTGTCTTCAAGGTACTGGACCCCAGTCTTCTCAAAGCGCGCGTTCGGGTAATGCTTTTTCAATGTTGACCACGCCCACGCCCAAGAGAGATAGGTGAACCCGTTCTTCTCTTCGGTGTGGCCGTTACAGTCAATCGCTGACAGTGTTTCCCAAACAGACTTAGACATACTTTGTGCCTTTGAAGATCTCGTCATGGAGTTCTCTCCCTAATGTGGTTGGCGATAGAAGGGGCGAGCAGTTTTTGAGTTGCCCATCGGTCAACTGCCCTGCGTCGTGAAGCACTCTGGCCCAGTATTTTTTTGTCTTGCCGTGCTTGCGGATCATCGTTGCAATTTCCCTTGCGGCAGGCTCCATAGATATCGTGTTCGCCGATAACGGGGCAGGCTTGTGGACAGGTGGAATCACTTCGATCCGCCCTGTATCGCGGTCAATCTCATTGAGAAGGCTCCGTAAAATTTCCACATGGAGCGCATGGTACTTCAGCGTCTCCTCAAGGCTGTAAATTTTATCTTCAACTAATTGTTTAATATTGCTAGACATTGCTATCTCCCTTGTATTGATCACAAAATTCTGCGACACCGCAGAAGTTTCCCTCGCATCGGGTGAACTCACCCTTGCGATGTTCTATAAACAGTGCGTCACCATCTTTAGCAGTCTGTTTATAGAGCATGGCTTCCATCTCCGAATCAAATAACTTGACCGCAGACTTCCGTCCATCCTTCATGAGCGCCCACTTACTGGGCTTCATCCACCGCTCCTGATCGTTACAGAGTGGCAGTGGATCCTCAAATTCAAAGCGTTGCTGTGCGTCTTGATGCGCCCAGACTCGACCGAGCACGTACTCGTCCGCACGATCCTGATCCCATAGTTGTACCGGAATAACCATCACTGGTGACTTGGGATAGGCTGACTCGAACTCTGCCTTACGCCGGTTCCAGTCCCGGACAAACGCACACACCTCCAGCTTGGAGACCGGAACTTGTTTCACCTTCCTGATCAACCATGCGTAGCAGTTCAACTGTTGCTCCCATTCGGGCTTGTCGTTCATCACCGCCCACGCAGAGCAAACCTTGTAGTCCATTACCTGAATGGACCCATCGGCTTCGTACTTCTGAATATCAACAGCGCCCGAAATAGTCCACCCGTTCAGCCGGGCAAACAAACGCTCCTCATGCACCGTGTCAGGCGTCTCACCGGCCGCATCAAGGATGTGGTGTACGGCAGTACCGAACAATGACCAGACGCGCTCAGACGCGTCTATGGTGAGTTCATCCTTGTAAATTTCTCTAAGCTTCTGTATACGGGGCGGAGAGATCAAGGTTGTGACACTGATATCCGCATCACCCTTTGAGTATTTGTCGGATCGAGCGAACCGAAGGATCGGTTCTGGAATGTTGTAATGATTTGTGATCTTCACGACTGCCTCCCAACAGTACAAATGCGAGTGATCAATGTACTACAGCGAACAGGAGAATGCAACATGTTTCAAGAAAACAATAAACGAGCATCAATTACGTTTGTGATCGAGGGCGAACCTGCGTCAAAAGCAAATTCGCGTAGAATGGTAACCATCAAAGGAAGCCCTCGACTGATCAAGTCAAAAAAGGCGCTGGACTACTGCAAGAATTTTCAGTTACAGTGCCCTGTACTAGAGGAGCCCTTTGAGGTTGATGTTGTTGTCACATTGCATATTTACTATGCAACAAGAAGGCCAGATCTGGATGAGTCCATTGTCCTTGACGAGATGCAAGATCGCATCTACAAAAACGATAGGCAGGTGAAAGAGAAACATGTTTACTGGCATCTCGATCGAGATAGACCACGAGCAGAAATCTGCGTTGAGGTTATGGAGAGCGGTCATCAATCAAGCTGTGGCTGATGCTTTCAGTGAGAAACGACATGATCGAGTCGGCGTAAGTCGTTGGTTATTAAGCAAAGATTTCGAAACTGTTTGTGATTTTGCATCTTTCGACCCGCGTGTCATCAAGCGATGTATCGCAGAAATCCTGCTGGAAAATGGTTCGGTCAGGGCAGAGGTGCTCGGTAAGAGAATGATTACCGAGCTTGAGGAAGTTTAACGGGAGGATTCATGACTCATGAATTCGTAACCGCGTCCTATGCAAGGACGCTATCGATCGGTCAGCACAAAAAGAAATGTCCAGCGTGTTCTCCAACCCGCAAAAAAAAGGGAGACCTGTCCCTGTCTATTCAGGTTACGACCGAGTTCATGGTGTACAACTGTCATCACTGTGGATTTTCTGGGCGCCATGATTATCCGGAGAAAAAAGTGCAAATGAACAATTTAACTGCCACTAAAAAGCCTGCACCAATTAAGCATGAACCCCTGACAGAAGAGGCTATGAGCTGGCTGTCTTTAAGAGGGATCTCAAAGGAGACCGCGACCGAAGCAGGACTTCTTTCATGCATGCACTACATCAATTCAGAGGGCGCAGAGATCCCTTGTATTGCATTCCCATATGTAGTCAACGGGAAGGGTGTCGGGCACAAGATTCGTGGTATCAAGACCAAGGGATTCTCTTGCACCGCGCCACTGAGAAGCTTCTTCAACCTTGATCGAGTAGACCGAGGAGACTTCTTGTATATCGTTGAAGGCGAGATGGATGCCCTCTCTTTGATTGAGTGCGGAATGACATCCGTTATCAGCGTCCCCAACGGGGCGCTGGGGAAGGTTAAGGATAGGGTTCCAGATAAAGAAGACGACCTAGCATTTCAGTTTCTCTGGGACGCAAAGGGTCTTCTGGATGAGTGCTCAAGAATTATTATTGCCACTGATAATGATTCTGCTGGGCAAGCGATGGCAGAAGAACTCGCTCGTCGTATCGGTAAAGATAGATGTTGGAAGGTGAACTGGCCCGAAGGATACAAGGACGCAAACGAAATCCTTATTGCCACGGGCAAAGATAATCTCGAGAGGATTTTAAAGAACCATAGTCCTTGGCCTGTTGCTGGCATCTATGATGCCAAGCATTTCTATGATCAGGTGATGAACGTCTATGAGCAGGGGCTAGGAAAAGGATTATCTACTGGGTACATGGATGTTGATGAGATTTACACGATCGCCATGGGCCAGCTCACTGTTGTAACCGGGATCCCGGGGCACGGTAAGTCAGAATTTATTGACCAAGTCATGATGAATCTCGCGAAGAATCATGACTACAAGTTTGCTGTATGCTCGTTTGAGAACGAGCCCAGATTGCACATTCCAAAACTGATGAGCAAGCATTGCGGCAAGCCATTTTTTACTGGCCCAAACGATCGCATGAGCCCATCCGAAATGGATCAGTCTCTCCAGTTTGTTAACGACCACTTCACATTCTTGTATCAAGCAGATGGATCTCAGGCGACACTGGATGACATTATTTCAAGGCTGAAGATTGCTGTCATGCGCCATGGTATCTCGGGCGCAGTGATTGACCCGTACAACTACATTGAGAAGCCACGAGACATGGCTGAGACAGACTGGATCAGCGATCTACTGACCAGACTGCGGATGTTCGCGCAGGCGCACGACATCCACCTATGGTTCGTCGCTCACCCCACCAAACAGCAGAAAGAAAACGGCACTATCCCGCCGCCAAAGGGGTATGACATTGCTGGTTCTGCGGCTTGGTTTGCGAAAGCGGACTTTGGCCTGACCGTCCACCGCCCAGAGCCAACCAGCCCACGCTCTGAGATCCATGTTTGGAAATGCAGGTTCTCATGGCTTGGGCAATGCGGAAAAGCGGATCTCATCTTCGACAAGGTGACATCTCGATACAATCCAATGCCGACCTATTATTACTCAAAGCCAGAAGAGATCGTTGTGAATGCCCCTTTCTGAACCAAAGCGCAAGGATGACATGTGGGAGATCGACCGCATGTTAATCCGTGACGATATTGACATGGACCAGCATGTGACACTTGAGCAGTTCATCCATGATATCCACAATGTTCGGTTGTTCAGTCTGCCTCCTCAAACTTTTGAGGTGAAATCGCATTCTGGACTGCCGTCATCAGGAACGCTGAGAGAAGCAGTTGCTTGGAAAAAATTGACTGGGATCCGGAAAAGATTCAAGGCTGTATCGCTTGATGTGGATCGAGAGATGATGGATTTGGGGCTGGATGTTCCGCGTCATTACAACGCGGAACTGATTAAGGTTGGGGCGCAATGCCTTAACGAGTTCTATGAAGACTGGTAGGAGCTGAGACGACCACGTTTCAGTTCCTCAACTCCCAAGAACCACAGTCGTTTTTAAAGAGATTGATCTCGCCATTTTTTAGGATGTCGTTATATTCAAGCTGGTTCTTCACATCAAACAGCCAGTGATGGGTGGGCATCCTCAGCATGACGCCCGAATCAGAGATGCGCTTTATCTCAGAGGCAACCTCAAAGACATCCGCTAAACCCATTTGTATTTTCAGCAACGCCACGAGGTCAGGGTAACCCTCAATGGGTGGTGTCGCATACAACTCACCATCGCCTTTCATAAAAATCCTCCTGAGTCATTATAACATTAAGTGCATTTGCACTTTTTTGCCACAAAAAAAGCCCCCGAAGGGGCTTTGAAATGAGGGGCCGATTCCCATGATTTCCGCACTATGAATTAAGGCGGCACGGTTGATCAGGGCAGACTGCCAAACTCATCAGGGGGACAGTCTGTCTGACATCATGGGCATAGAGCGAGGCTATCCGCACATTTGGAGTAACGCCGCCACCCCTTCAATCTTGTAAACGCTTGAGCACCTCTGCCTTCAGCCTGCGATTCAATAGTGATAGAGCCGCACTAGGATCTTTGCCATGGGCGAAGACCCCTGTTTCATGCTCCACTAGATAATGTGAATACACTGTGGGCTCATAATAATTCTGCTCAGTCCCGAAGCAGGTCAACCGATACACCTCGATTCGCCTCTCATTAAACGCGTGGTCTGGGATCACCTCTGCGCCTATCACGAACTGGACTTCACCATTCACGATAAAGCGAGACCATTGATCGTCCACTTGATTCACAGTTGACGGTGAGCAATTTAGTAAGACAGATCGTGTCACTATATTTTTTGATCTAACTACAGAGATTCTTTTGCCTGTGATTTGCACAGAAAGAGGGAGACCAAAACCAACCTTAATCGAAAAATCATATTTGAATCCTTCATAAGGAAAGATACGGCTTCCTAATGTAGTGCGGGCCTTACGTATGACGCTATCCTTTTTTTGCGAGAAACTAACTTCATCTCTATGCTGAATACTCTTCCTGTATTCCCGAATGTCGTCTAGCGCAGAATCGAGCCTCCGAAAAGAAGAACGAATGGTCTCCGCATCCAAATGAGGGTTGGCGCTTTCAAGCAAAACCTTGCAAGTAGATCCGCAACCTTTTTCAAGATTGCCCCACACATCATTAGGGATGTTCATGAGACTAGACATATTGCTTAGATCGCTCAGGTGAAACCTGAGCGAGTTGTACTGCCTTACAAGTGCAGAATTCATAGTCAGCTCCTTGCCATGACAACGTCACCAAAGGGGGCGTCGGACTGCCCAGTGGACACCCAGAGGACTGGGTAGTCAGGCTCTTCTGGGAAGTCCCAGACCTCGAGATCGGTGAAATAGATGAATGAATCAACGGGCAAGTTGTGATCCCTGACGTAGTTGAACGCTGGAGTCACGCGCGTACCACCACGACCTTTCGCGTCTAGCATCTCGATGGGGTCACCTTGCTCGTAATGATGGACAGCCTGCACCTTGGTATCGCAACTGATCACAGTCACGCTGAGTGGTTTCATGTCCTGAGATATTGCATTCAGCTCACCCAGAAACTGAGCCAGCATCTCCGTATTCACGGATGCTGATGTGTCCGCAACAGCAACCACATGACCGGCTCCGAAGTGGTTTACAGCGGGCATGTAGATGCCATGCTGGATCCACTTACGGTTACACCTGCTGAAGGTGTAGTCATCTGGCTGGTCTCCACCCACGAACAGATGCATCTTGTCACGCCAGTCAACGCGGGGTGACGAGATATCTTTGATCATGTCCTCAATGCCAGCAGGAGCCTTGCCTGCCTGCTTGGCGGCCTGATAAGCCTGAAGCACGTTGATCCTGATATCCTCCTCAATCTGCTTCGCCTCCTCATCTGAGAGGGCTTCGCCGCTCTCAGACGAGGCTTGAATGACCCCGCCGAAATCCCAACCCTCAGAAGGGTCTGGGGGGTTTTCTTGATTGATCAGTCGCTGATAAATCATTTCAGACGACATACCAGCAAACTCTGACTCAAACAGATTATTTTCTGGAAGCTTCATGCCAGCATTCAGGATGATCGGGTTGATGGCATAATCGGTTGCCATGTTCCAGATCTTGTGGTTGTACTCGCCACGGCGAGTCATGTGGCAAAGAGCGACATGCATCACCTCATGGGCAACCACACCCAAGATCTCATCAAAAGAGTGCATTTGCACAAATTCTGGATTGTATCGGATGGACTTACCGTCAGTGCACATGGTTCTGATCGAGTCATCCTCGATCATTTTAAGGGTCATTGCCATGGCCCCGAAGAACGGCTGTTCAAGCATTAGGCGAGTTCTCGCCTTCGAAATAATCGTTGAAGTTTCCATTGAAGAGTTCCTCCCTCCCAATTTTATTCAAAGCGAAGGCAATGTACCGCGCATGATTGCGGTCCACTGCCTCGCACCATAGGACTGGCGGATCTGAGTAGACGTTCCCGTCACTCGCCTGTATGCGCTCAATCCACATGACCAGATTCCGCTCAGCCATAAAGCAACTCAGATCACCGACAGGCTTCACAGGATCAGCTCCGCTCCACGGTTCAATACCCAATCGCGGAAAGCAGGATCCTTCTTGAGATCAGGAAAGCGCGACAGCGCATCCTTGATCGCGAAGGCCTCGTACTCTCTCTCAGTAAAGCGCTTGAGGTACTTCATAAAGTTCCCAGCGTTGGACTTGTTAACCCGATAGGCAAGACCGGAACACACCGCATGCAATACAGTGGGGCTATCCGGAATCGGCGCGTTGTCTGGATCCCTCAAGGGAAGCTCTGGATCAGGGAGTTCCCGATACACCTGCTGGAACGCCTTGAACATAGCAGAGGATCCAACTCCAACCTGCCCAGCAATCGCCTCTGATTCGGCGAGCGAATCAAGACCCCAACCTAGAATATTCGAGACCTTCTCCCACGAGCGTGGCGATGGACACGCCTTGGCATCCTTGTCGAAATCAGACAGGTGCTTGGGTGAGAAACGCAAGAAACCTGTGACCTCTGGGCGCACACCCTTGGCGTTCATATAGGACAGCGCATCGTCTAGATTTGGCTCAACCTCCAAATGCAGGAGCCGATCCTTGAGGTGAGTCGGCATTGCGTTAGTGCCTGCGCGGTGCGATAGATCGTTACCGGCGCAGACGATGGACCAGCCAGAACCAAGGTGGTGCTCGCCAATCCGACGCTCATTCACAAGCTGGGCGGCGATATTCTGGTTTGCCACAGGAGACTGGGGCAATTCATCGAGAAACAAGATCCCGCGTCCCTCTGTGGGGAACCAGTGAGGACGAGCCCGAACGAATGTGTCGTCCTGAAGGTACGGAAAACCACCCAGCTCACCGGCATCATACTGAGCCAGAATCACCACGCGGCATTCCATGTCCAACTCACCGGCAATGTCGTGGACCAGTGTGGTCTTCCCTAAACCAGCAACACCCCACAGCATGGGGGTGGTGTACTCGCTGGTATTGCCAGACAGTTTCAGATTGGCCTCGACAGAGGCCTGAATGATATTCTTCGCGATTGATAAGCGCATAGTCTTTCTCCCAAAAGATTAAGCTGTTTCGGCCCGCGAAGGCCTCATCAGTCGGGACACCCCGATACAGCACAGGACATTATACGACAGTAAAGGGCGCCCATCAAGGGCGCCCAGATAAGCTAGAGCAAAGCATGGATCAAGAAGTTGATTGCTAAATAGCAGATCACCATTTCCATTTGTCATCCCCTCCGAAAAAGATTAAACAGGCAAGCAGAACCGACATGACTCCGCCCATGAAAACCAAGCTGTTCACAACAGTGTACTCCATCAGTCTTTATCCTCCGGTACTGCGTCCGCCTTTCGGCGGGCGCGTTCCACTTCCTCATCTGACCAAGGCTTGAGGCCCTCAGCGAGCCAGACGCCAAGGCCAACGAGCGCGAAAAAAGCAGTCATGAAAACCAACAGCAAGAACCCATTCACGACAGCGTCACTCATCTTTGAACTCCATTCCAGAAAGGACGCGCAGTGCTTCGGAAAGCTTGCTGATGTCCTCCGCCAAAGAGGACATGGTCTCAGAGTCAGACGCTATCCTTCCCATGTGTTGCAGGAAATCCAGATCGGATTGGATCTGGGACTCGATTACTCGCCATGCTTCACGCTGATTCATGCTCACCTCACAACCCGAAACGCTTTTTACAGATGGGGCCAATCCCCTGCTTGACTGATTCTGGATCAGTCAGCTCCCGTCCGCAACAGGCGCACTCGCCTGTCTCAAGACCATGCCGAATGGCAGTGCCCAGAGGATCGGACGCAAGATCAAGGACAGGCTTGATGGATTCATCAGACACATCACGCGCCCGAAAAAATTCACCTTGAGGAGTCACCTTACCAAGGTACTCCCCCCATCTGTCCTTGACGTACAGACAGCCGACATTGGTTGAATTCTCACCGGCTGGGTACACCTTGGTTTTGCCCGAACGAATAATCGGGCGCTTCAATCCATTACTCTTCGCTGTCTGGAAGGCAACGAATAGAGACTGGAACGCATTGCCCACAGACGCATCCGCCTGAGGCGCTGGCCGGTTCACAATCCGCTCGACTGCCGAAACCTGACGCTCCGTCAGGGACCCGTACTGGGCCAATGACTTACGCAACGACATGCGGAAATCATTTTTCTCCTGAACCTTGAGCCACTCCCACACTGGGCGATTGGAGTCACGCAAGTTTGCGAACGCAGGGACATCATTGAAAAGTTGATCAATGTTCATAGGGTCCTCCAAAAAAAGTGCAATTGAACTTTTGACCTGTCTCATCAGTGGCGGTAGGTCATCCCCGCCAGACGCCCGAAGGCGTTTCGACTATTCACTAAGGTGTTGGAGTAAAGGGCTTGTATTCCGTCTCCTCAGTAAACTCAACAATCGTGTCGGCCACCCCTTTGAGATACGCCTCCAGATCTTCTTCCGAATCAAATGAAGGCGTCCCATTTGTCACCGCATTGACCCCCGACACATCAGTGATCTTCGCGTGATACCGCATGTCCTCGTGATAACAATTGAGGATTCTCAACAAGTCACTCCGCAGTTGTCTGTTCATCTTTAATTCTCCAGTGTGTTTGGGTTTCGCCCTGCTGTGGGCTCATCAGTGGACCAGCATCAGGTCCAGACCCCGAAGGGGCGGCTTACGCCGCCGCCTCCAGTGCTTCCAGTGTGGCCGCAATTGATGCGGCGTTGGCGTTTGCCTGAGCCTCCTTCTCAGCCTCGATCTCCTTGGCCTCAAGGATTGCGCGGACCAGCTCATCAAGGCGGATCCGGTCAGACTCATCCAGCTTGGCGACAGCCTTGGCCAGCTTGGCCACCGCGTCCTCCTCGCCGAATGCGCGGGCCTTGATCTTGGCCTCAGTGGTCAGCCCTTCACTATCAAAGACCATCAGCACATCGCCGACATTGGTTAGGCCGCTCAGTTCATCAACCGCCCGAACAACACCAGTGGTGTTCTCCACATAACGCTTGATGCAAGCATCAGAAACCCCAGCCTCAATCAGATCAGCCTTCAAGGCCTTGCTGACGTTGGTTGGCAGTTTGCCCTTGTTGGTCAACCGAACGCCCTGAGCGTTCAGGTCAGCAACCAGCAACGCGTAGGATTCGATCTTCTTGGTGTTGACCTCAGAGGTCAGGCCCTTGCGAGACTCTTTCAAACCAGCAATGGCTTGTTCGTTACGGGCGATTTCAGAAACAGAAATAAAAGTTGTCATAGTTGGTCCCTCCTAGGGATTGTGAGATGGCTCATCAGACCGTGGTCTCTCACACCACAGTGACCCGCCTGAGCGGGTTTCGCCTTAGTTGATGTAGCCTTGCTGTACAAGGTGATTACGCACCAGTTGGTGAGGCACAAAGAACAGATCGTGGCGCAGTGTGGTGTGGCGCTCAGAGACAAAGCGGCGAGTGCCCTTGGCGTCCTTGAACGATGCACCGTTGAGGCGGCAGGACCAAAGTGTCATGGGCTTGCCAGTGGCCTTGTTATCAATGACCTCAGCTTGGAACAGGAAGCCGACAGAGTAATTGCGGCCATTGATATGCTCCACAGTCGCTCTCGCAAGCAAAAAGCCGTTGTTGCGTCCATCCATTTGAATTTGGATTGTGTTTTCAAAGCTCATAGTGATTCTCCAATGTGTTTCGAGCGATCTCATCAGAGCAGGCTCGCTACTGCCTGCTGACACATCTGAGCCCCAACGTAGGTCACATCGCGCGACATACGTTCGACTCTTTCCGGCACAGCTCGCACTCGCCAGTCTTACGGTATCGACTGGGTCAAAGCGGTCTTCGCGGTGTCCGATATGCCCGCTGGGCTGTCGGCTCAACCACTCCCCAGAATAGGGGGCCCCCAGAAGGAGGCGAGGATCGAATCTCAGAATGAGTAGGGATCCATATCTGCGATTTTAATCAACTGAAAACAGGAGTCAACACCCTTGAACAAAAAAGTACAAAATAATTTAGACGCTGGTAAGTAAAATTGAGAGAGGACAGAAAAGAGTGCATTTGCACTTTTTCAAACGCCCGAAACAGGACAGATATGGAAACCAATAGATTACAGGTAGTGGCAGGACAATCAGTGAAAGGTGGACTGACAGCCAAACAAGAAGCTTTCGCACAGGGTGTCGCACAGGGCAAGACCCTGAGTGAGGCTTACCGGCTTGCCTATGATTGCCAGCGGATGAAGGATGCCTCCATCTGGACAGAGGCCAGTCAACTGATGGACAACCCGAAGGTTGTCCAGAGGGTCCATGCGCTACAGGAGGCGAAAGAGGAGCGGGTACTGCTTGATCACGCTCGCTTGAAGAGGCTGGTTCTTGAGAAACTCCACAAGGAAGCCACTACCGCCGAATCTGACAGTGCCCGCATCAGGGCCCTCGAACTCCTAGGCAAATCCATTGCCATGTTCACCGACAAGGTTGAACAGGAGACCACCCACAAATCGGCAAAAGAGATCGAAGAGGAGCTGATCGCCCGTCTCTCCAGACTATGACCGTGTCGTATAACGTCCATTATGTTAAATCGGGCGAGGGCTATCGGATCTGGCTGAGAGCCTTAGTGGCTCTGGCTTTGGCCAAGATCTGGCCCTCCCCTTTTTCGATCCGGCCATCCCTCCGACCCCACCCACCCGGGCCCCCCGGCGTCAGGCAGACGGCACCGGCATGCATACACACACTATTCCACACACCCCATCACCAAATTTTAACAGCCCCTATCCCCTTCTTGCCCTGTCAGTAATACTTACCCCCCACCCCTTCTGTTAAAATCGCGTAGAGAGCCTTAGAATGCGTTTTAGAGCCGTTCTAGGAATCGGTGGTGGGTCCCCAGACCCACCCGGGATATATTTTTGAGAAAATGAGATGGCGAAAACCAAGAAGACCGAACAAGTGTGGAGACCTGAACCAATTGCCAAGCGAACCAAGATTGGCCGTGGCAAGAACAAAACCTCATCCATGAACAAACATGAACGAAGGTCTTACAAAAAATATCGCGGACAAGGTTGATTCTTGCCCTGAAGTGTGGTATATAATATTTCTATGCCTATAGATTACTACTTACAGTAATCTAGCACCCCCTTTAGGGGGGTGCTTAGTAGTATATGTATAGTATATATACTGACTATAGAGAGAGGGCAAACCATGACAACTTGGTTGCTAATCCTCCTTCTCGGGGCTGAGGGCGGGTTTTATGTTCGGCACGAGGCCACCTTCATGACAGAACAAGACTGTCTTCGGGCGCGTGAACTTCTCATTGGCCAGATAGGCCAACCTGTCGTTAACTACCAGCTCACTTGTTTAGGTGTCAGCCTAGGACAAGGGACATAACCTGTGGTAGAATACAAATGCATGCTTTCCTCCCAACTGCAATGCAGGGGCCTTTGGGCCCCTTTTTCCTAGGAGCCCACATGTACTTCTCAATTCATTATGAAAACGGCCCGTACAGTTACGAGGTCACCATCAATACAGAGTCTAATGCAGAACAGGTGTTAACCATTCTTGATCAGTTCGCCAGTTCTGTCTTGAAAGAAATGGACGAATCTGGTCCTGAGGCCTGCCCCGATTCTCGAGATGAAGGGCAAGAAACCGATGAGTAATGTGATTCAGTTTCCGGGCGAGACCTCAATGGACATCGATCCAAAGGAAATGCTGACAAATATCAGCGAGCAGATTGAGTTTAGCGGTCTTGTGCTGGTTGGCTGGGCAGAGGGTGAAGACCGTTTGATTGTGTGTTCTTCGATGGGGTCGGTCGCGGAGATCGTGTTTGCCTTAGAAACCGGCAAAAAGGCCATCATGGATGCCACAGACTGATCTATCTAACTACATTGGCAAGATTAAAAAACTCCCGCCCGAAGAACAACGGGAGATTCTTGCCCTTGTTGAACAAATGTCAATGGCCCGAACACGTGAAAACGCCCGTGTCGATTTCTTAGACTTTGTTCGGCATGTCTGGCCCGCGTTTATCGCGGGCGATCACCACAAGATTATGGCAAATGCCTTCGAGAGGGTGGCAAAAGGGGAACTCAAGCGCCTGATTATCAATATGCCACCCCGGCATACCAAGTCTGAGTTCGCATCCTATCTGTTCCCGGCATGGTTCCTAGGCAACCACCCAGAAAAGAAGGTGATTCAGACAGCACACACCGCTGAACTGGCTGTTGGTTTCGGCCGAAAGGTCCGAAACCTGTTTGAAAACCCGGACTTCACTGAAGTTTTCCCAAATATATCCCTATCAGCAGACTCCAAAGCCGCAGGACGGTGGTCTACCTCAAAGAATGGGGACTATTTTGCGATCGGTGTGGGTGGTGCGGTCACCGGTAAGGGTGCCGATATCCTGATTATTGACGACCCCCACTCCGAACAAGAGGCCGCCATGGGCGCCTACAACCCAGATGTCTACGACAAGGTCTATGAATGGTATACATCAGGCCCGAGACAGCGGTTACAGCCCGGCGGGTCTATCATTGTGGTGATGACCAGATGGTCAACCCGAGATCTCACAGGACAAATCATTAAGTCATCAACCCAGAAGGTTGGCGCGGATGAATGGGAAGTGATTGAGTTGCCCGCGATCCTTCCTTCGGGCAAACCTTTATGGCCAGAGTTCTGGCCGATCGAGCAACTCGAGGCCCTCAAGGCCGAGTTGCCGGTTTCAAAATGGAACGCGCAGTACCAACAGAATCCAACTTCTGAGGAAGGCGCTCTAATCAAACGGGAATGGTGGAATGTTTGGGAGGATGAAGAACCTCCCACCTGCACCGCGATTATCCAAAGCTGGGACACCGCATTTTTAAAGACACAGCGCTCTGACTACTCTGCCTGTACCACATGGGGTGTGTTTTATCACCCTGACTCGACAGGCAATGAGGTCCCAAATTTGATATTATTGGATAGCCTGAAAGATAAATACGAGTTCCCCGAACTCAAGAAAGTGGCCTACGAGCATTATTGGCAGTGGGAGCCGGACCAGATGATCGTCGAAAAGAAGGCGTCCGGTGCCCCACTGATTTTTGAATTACGTGCGATGGGGATCCCGGTCACGGAATTTACCCCGTCTCGAGGGCAAGATAAAATTGCCCGAGTGAATGCCGTGACAGATCTGTTTGCATCTGGCATGGTGTGGGCTCCACCCACCAGATGGGCAGATGAATTGATTGAGGAATGTGCCGCTTTTCCGGCAGGTGACCACGATGACCTCGTGGACTCTATGACGCAGGCTCTTCTGCGTTTCCGCCAAGGCGGCTGGTTACGGACGGACATGGATGAACGGGACGAAGAAGTCTCCTATAAGCGAAGGGTTGAGTATTACTGATGGCCATTGACAAGCCCATGACACCGAGTCTAATCCCAGAAATGATGGATGATTTCGAGGATGAAGAAGTTCTTGAAATTGAAGTGGTGAACCCAGACGCGATCACGATCGAAGAAGACGATGGGTCGGTCACAGTCATCATGGACCCGGATATGCAGGAAGATATTATGGGTCCTGAACATAATTCAAACTTTGCTGAGTTTCTTGATGAAGATGAACTGGATTCGATTGGATCCGAACTAGTAGACCAGTTCAACAGTGATCGGGAGAGTCGGAAAGACTGGGCCCGAGTCTACATGAAAGGACTCGATCTTCTGGGTCTTAAAATCGAAGACCGAGATCAACCATGGCCGGGCGCATGTGGCGTGTATCATCCCGTCCTCATAGAAGCGGTTGTCCGCTTTCAAGCGCAGGCAATCACAGAGTTATTCCCTGCTGGTGGCCCCGTCCGCACAAAAATCATGGGCCATGTCAACGAAGAAAAAATTAAACAAGCATCCCGTGTTGAACATGAGATGAATTATCAGCTCACTGAAAACATGTCTGAGTACCGAGATGAAATGGAACAAATGTTGTTCCGCGTTCCAATGGCTGGTTCCGCGTTCAAGAAAGCCTACTTTGACCCTATGCTTGAGCGCCCTGTCTCTATGTTCGTTCCTGCCGAAGACTTCGTGGTGTCTTACGGTGCGGCTGACCTGCTGACGGCAGATAGATATACCCACGTCATGAAGAAAAGTCAGAATGATGTCAGAAAACTGATGGTCAATGGGTTCTACCGCGATACTGAATTGCCCGAACCAGCACCTGAATTCTCAGACATCGAGGAGAAGTACAATGAGCTGGAAGGGGAGTCTTCGGTTGGCATTGAGGACGATGACCGCCATACCATCCTTGAGATGCACGTTGATTATGATTTACCAGAACCATACAGTGATCCTGATGGCATTGCCCGCCCTTACGTTATCACGATAGATAAGTCATCAAGAACAGTTCTTTCAATCCGAAAGAACTGGTTTGAGGATGATACGAAAAAACAAAAGCGCGAACATTTCGTGCATTACCGCTACCTCCCCGGGCTTGGATTTTATGGGATTGGTTTAATCCATTTGATTGGCGGACTGGCAAAGTCCGCCACATCTATCCTTAGACAGCTTGTAGACGCCGGCACGCTTTCAAATCTACCCGCTGGACTCAAGGCTCGAGGTCTTCGTATTAAAGGGGACGACAGCCCTCTCAGCCCGGGCGAGTGGAGAGATGTCGATATCCCCGGAGGAGCGATCCGAGACAATATTTACCCTCTTCCATACAAGGAACCATCTGGTGTTCTGTATAACTTGCTTGGCAATATTGTTGATGAAGGACGCAGGATTGGGTCAGTGGCTGATGTGGACATTTCATCGGCAAACCAGAACGCGCCCGTTGGAACCACGCTTGCCCTTTTAGAGCGATCCCTCAAAGTAATGAGCGGGGTCCAAGCCCGAATCCACCATTCGTTTAAGAAAGAACTGAAGATACTGGCACAGATCATCCATGATCACATGCCAGCAACATATGACTATGATCTCGATGGTCAGTTTTCAAGGGTTGATGATTTTGATCGACGCGTGGATGTCACGCCCGTATCAGATCCAAACTCTGCGACCACATCACAACGGATCATTGCGTATCAAGCGGCCCTTCAGTTGGCGCAACAAGCGCCACAGTTGTACAACTTGGGAATGCTTCATCGGCAAATGCTCGAGACATTGTCAATCCCGAACGCAGATGAGATCGTCAAGTTACCAGAAGACATCAAGCCAAACGATCCAGTGACCGAAAACATGATGATCCTCAAGCAAGAGCCGACAAAGGCCTTTGCATATCAGGATCACGAAGCACACATTGCCACACACATGGCAATGATGAACGATCCAAAGATCCGCGAAATTGTTGGACAGTCACCCTTTGCCGGTGCGATACAGGGGGCAATCGTTGAACACGTCACAGAACACGTCGCCCTCCAGTACCGAAAAGAAGTCGAGAAGCAATTGGGTGTTCCTCTTCCCGAATCGGAAGTTCTTCTCCCTGAAGATGTGGAGCGCGATCTTGCTCCACTTATTGCTCAAGCCGCTGAAAAGGTGCTACAGAAGGATCAAGCTGAGGCGGCACAAAAACAGTCTCAAGAAGAACAGCAGAACCCGCTTACACAAATTCAACAGCGGGAAATCGCGCTTAAAGAAGCCGAATTCAATCACAAGCGTGAGATGGATATGGCAAAGCTCCAAGCGGAAATCCAGAACAAAGAGGCGAGTCGCGAAGTTGAACTCGAACGCATTTCGTCACAGGAGCGCCAAGAAGGGGCGCGACTGGGTGTGAGAGTGGCGTCCGAAAAAGACAGGCTTGACAGAGAAGAGCAAATGGAAGGCGTGAAACTTGGGGTTGAAATTGCCAAGTCAATCTCTCAGAATACATAAAGTTCAATTGCACTTTTTTGGAGAACAGCATGGGCGAACTTGAGTACATTCAAGAGAAGATCCGTAGCAACATGAATGATGTGGCTGATTACTTAGCAACAGGCGGTTGCCAAAGTTGGGAGCATTACCAGTACATGACCGGTATGGTAAAGGCATTTGCCATCATTGAGCGTGACGTGGTGGACTTGGTCGAGCGAATCAAGTCAGAATAAAACCTTTGTCAAGTCATGCTATACTTTAATTGGTAAAAAATACGCCACAAAAAAGTGGTGCTGGGTACTGCGGACCCACCTAACCGTAAGCGAGAGAATGATGCAAGTTAAAGATTACGATCTTATTGAAGAGATTGCAGAACTCCTTCCAATTCCACGGGGATACAAAATCCTTGTTGCCTGCCCTCAGGTTGAAGAAAAAACGCAAGGCGGGATTATCATCGCGGAAAACACGCGCAACAAAGAATCGGTCGCATCCATCTTAGGGTACGTGATCGAGCTTGGCGAAGATGCTTATTTTGATTCAGACAAATTCCCAACAGCCCCTTACTGTAAGCCGGGCGATTGGGTCATGTTCCGTTCCTACACCGGCACACGTTTCAAGGTGAAGGGACATGAGTTCCGCTTAATCAATGATGATTCAGTGGAAGCAATTGTTGAAGATCCAAGGAGCATTGAACGCGTATGAGTCAATTAGATCAAGATGTAGAACTGGAAACCTCAGATGATTTCGAGGTTGAGATCATTGATGATACCCCTGAACATGACCGAGGGAGACCCCGGCGTCAAGAAGGGAAAGAGCCAGAGATTCCAGAAGATGATGAAATCTCGAACTACTCAGAAAAAGTTCAAGACCGAATCAAGAAACTAAAGTTCGAATACCATGAAGAACGCCGAGCCAAAGAAGAGGCCGAGCGCATCTCTAATGAGGCGGCAAATGCCCTTAAGAGACTTCATGAAGAGAACGAAAAATTACGCCATACCCTGACAAAGGGCGAGAATGCCTTAGTCCAACAAGCAAAGGTCCGCGTTCAAGCGGAGTTGGACCGAGCCAAGTCTGCTTACAAGCAGGCGTATGAAGTTGGCGACACAGATGCGATCATTGAAGCACAGGAAAAACTAGCGGCTTTATCCGCTCAGAAAGTCCAGTTTGATCGTTACAAGCCAAAAGAAGCACAGCCACAAAAACCTCCGGTATTACCCGTACAGCAGAACAGACCAGACCGCGAAGCGGTAGAATGGGCTGAACGGAATCAGTGGTTTGGTAAGAACAAACGAATGACGAGCTTTGCCATGGGAGTCCATGATGAGCTGGTTTCCGAGGGCATGGACCCTCGGTCACAAGAATATTACCGTCGAATTGATCAGGAAATTCGAAACACATTCCCAGATCAGTTTGACTCACCAAGACAGAGTGCGGGCACCGTAGTGGCCCCGGCGAGTCGTTCGTCAAAAACACCACGCAAAATAACTCTGACAACAACCCAAGTCGCACTCGCCAAGCGGCTCGGGCTCACGAACGAACAATATGCGGCGCAATTACTCAAGGAGAAGCAGTAATGACTGATCGAGCCCCACGGGAATCGCAGACCCGGGAAACCACTGCGCGCAAAAAATCATGGGCCCCAGCTTCTCGCGTTCCTGAACCAATGCGAAATGATCAATACGCCTATCGGTGGATCCGAACAGCAACACTTGGGCAAGCAGATAACACAAACGTGTCTGCAAAGTTCCGGGAAGGATGGGAACCTGTACCAGCAGGTGAGCATCCTGAACTCCAAGTAATGTCCGATATTGATTCTCGTTTCGAAGGGAATGTTGAAGTCGGTGGTTTATTGTTGTGTCGCAACAGCAAAGAAACCGTCGAAGCCCGGAACAACTACTATGGTGACATGGCTAAACGGCAGATGGAGTCTGTAGATAACAACTACATGCGTGAAAACGATTCACGTATGCCACTCTTGAAGCCCGAACGAACCACAAAGGTCACATTTGGTCGCGGCAACTCTTGATAATTGTGTCATTGGGTGCCGCATACTAGACATGTAAGGAGAATGAAATGTCTTCAGTAAGCACACCCTATGGACTGGTGCCGAAGTATAAGCTCGGCTTCACGTCTTTTAATGGTGCGTTTCGCGAATTCCCAATGCAGGCAAATAACTCAGCCGCCATTTTTAATGGCGATTTGGTTGTTTTGTCAACAGCGGGTCAGCCAAGCGCTCAAGGTTCATCACCTGTCGCATTCAACGTAAGCGGTGCATCAGACGCAACAGCCGGAATTATGGGCGTTTGCGTTGGTTGCCGTTATGTCGATTCAAACGGACAGGTACAATACAACAACTACGTCCCAGCAAACTTGGTCACCGGTGGTGCATCCCAAGTGTTTGTGCGTGTTGCTGATGATCCTAATACAGTGTACCAAGTCAAAGGAACTGCCGGTCTCGGCACGTTCAACAGCGGAACAGACGGCTCTGGTTATGCAGGCGCTGTCGGCATGAACGCCGCTCTTGGCTTTGGAACATCGGGTTCAACATCAACAGGGAAGTCCGGCGTGAATTTGGTTGTAGGTGCGAATGGCGCAAGCCTCGCGGCAACATCCACATTGGCTGTTCGGATCCTTGAAGTGGTCCCCGGGACAGAGACGGATGATTACCCTGAGTTTCTTGTGAAACTCAACGTGGGTGTTCATTCTTACGATAACCCGCTTGGATTAGCATAAGGAGCTAAACAATGGCTATTTCACGTTCCCAGCTCCTTAAAGAGCTGTTACCCGGTCTGAATGCATTGTTCGGTTTGGAGTACGGCAAGTACGAAAACGAACATGCAGAAATTTATGAGACCGAAAACTCGGATCGTTCATTCGAGGAAGAAGTCAAGCTGTCAGGCTTTGGCGCCGCTCCTGTGAAGAACGAAGGTTCTGCAATCCAATACGACTCAGCACAAGAAGCATTCACGGCTCGTTACAGCCATGAAACAGTTGCGATGGGTTTCTCTATCACTGAAGAAGCGATGGAAGATAACCTGTACGACTCATTGTCTGCACGGTATACAAAGGCACTTGCTCGCGCAATGGCTTATACCAAGCAAACAAAGGCCGCTTCTCTGTTGAATACAGGCTTTACCACCTTCCAGTCTGGAGATGGCGTGACATTGTTCAACGCTTCTCACCCGACTGTTGGTGGTACCCTGAACTCAAACCGTCCGTCTGTTGCGGCCGACCTCAACGAAACTTCGCTTGAGCAGGCAGTGATTGACATCGCCGGTTATACAGATGAGCGTGGGTTGTTGATTGCGGCTCGTCCTCGCAAGTTGGTTGTTCCCCCTTCATTGATGTTCGTGGCAACTCGTCTCCTTGAGACAGAACTGCGTACAGCAACGGCGGACAACGATCTGAACGCGATCAAGAGCAATGGATCAATCCCTGAGGGATATCGTGTCAACCACTACTTGACCGATACCGATGCATGGTTCCTCATCACTGATGTACCAAACGGCATGAAGCACTTCGTGCGGACTCCGATGCAAACCTCAATGGATGGTGACTTTGACACAGGTAACGTGCGCTACAAAGCGCGTGAGCGTTATTCATTCGGTGTCTCAGATCCACTAGGCATCTACGGCTCTCCCGGAGCCGACTAAATATAAGGGGCCTTCGGGCCCCTTTTTATTCCTGACAAGGGTGCATTTGCACTTTTGACTCTGGCCACGACAGGAGAATCCAAATGGCTAATACAACTTTCACAGGACCAGTGAACTCTAATAACGGCTTCGTTGGCGCAGTTACTGGTAACGTAACAGGTAACGTAACAGGTAACGTAACAGGTGCCTTGACTGGTGCAATAACTGGTAGCATCCAAGCACTCTCGGGTGCCGGAGCAGTGAATCTGACCAGTTTAATTACAGAGATCACAACAACTGGCGCAGATGCTTTGACCCTTGCTAATGGGACAGCGGGACAAATCAAAATCATCACTATGGTTGTTGATGGAGGCGACGGCACATTGACTCCGACTACATTTGCCAATGGGTCTACAATCACATTCAATGATGCTGGTGACTCAGTTATGCTCGTTTATAACTCAACTGTAGGTTGGGCTCTTGTAGCGAATACTGGCGCAACTGTTGCTTAATGATTAATTAATGTCTCAGTCAGACATTCAATCAGCGTATACCACTGCTGATAATCCGTAATACAAAAGGGGTCGAAAGGCCCCGCTCTTAGAGGAAAAATTTCGTGGACAGCTTATCTCAAGTTTTTCAAGTTAGTAAGCGCGAGAGCGGATTTGCCGTCCTCGGCCCACATCGGCTTAAAGAATTTTCGATTATTGGGACCGCTAGCGAGGGCAAGCTTACGGTTTTTGACACCGATACAGCGCCTGTCTCAGGCACTTATGGCCAGTCCGGTACAACAGTAACGGTCACCGATGTCGGTCATGGATTATCCACAGGTGATGTCGTTGGTATTTGTTTCAGCACTGGGACTGGGGGTACGGCAACTTCCGGGAATTACTCCATTACAGTGACCACCGCTGATGCCTTTACAATAACAATGCTGAACTCCGACACGATTACGAATGATCCAGCTTGTATTTATGTCGCAAACGATGGTCCGAACCAAAAGAATCCAAAGCGCTGGTTGATGTGCAAAGGGGTTTCGGCCAATGACACCTTTGCAAATGTGTTCCCAGTTCCGAATAGCGGATTCATCACTCGGCTTGGCGTTTATTTTGTAATGACCAACCTCCTTGAAGCTGACATGTTTTTCGAATAATGGCCACTCCTGATCGCGTTAAAAACAAGATGAAAGAGCTTGGTCTCAGCGGCGTGAACAAGCCGAAGAGAACGCCGAGCCATAAAACAAAGTCCCATGTCGTGATGGCAAAGGAAGGCGATCAGCATAAACTAATCCGCTTTGGACAACAGGGTGTTAAAGGCGCTGGGAAGAACCCACAGACCGCAAAAGACAGAGCCCGAAAGAAATCGTATTATGCTCGTCATGACGCACAAGGGAAGCCCTCAACCAAGTTGTCTGCTAAGTATTGGTCTCATAAGGTGAAATGGTAATGACTCCAGAAGAAAAGAAACAAGCACAAGGTTTGGTCTCCCGGCTAAAGTCAATGACATCCCGTACTTACGGCACTAATGGCAAGAAAGTAACAGACTTCGATAACTTGACCACTGCGCAAGCCGTAAAAGAATTAGAAGGTATGACCCCAGCCGAGCGTAAGCGTCAACTGGCTAAAGCGGAAGCCTTTGTTGCAAATCAGGCGACTGCTGAGAAAGATCTCCGTGCTACTCGTGAGAAGGCCAAAGTGAATCCACAAACTGGTAAAGTAGGATTTAGTAAGGGCGGTAAGGTGACTAAGTTTAAGCCTTGCGCCGCATGTCCATCTGTTGCCAAGTGTAAGGCCGCAGGTAAGTGCCTCGCCAAAGCGAAGAAGAAGTGATGGAGCGTTATTTTAGGGCCCTTCATGAATACATGAATGAAGTACAGTCTTTTCAGAAAGGCGGTCCTGTTCAAAAAGAAAACATCCCAGATGACCTTGTTCGGCAAATAGCGGCAAGCTATGGGATCTCTTTGGATCCCAAGCAATCGAAGAACTTGACGCCCGAAGAAAGACAAGAACTTATCTCAGCAATGAACCAACTCGGTGTTAGCGTTGAGCAGTTTGCCCGAGCCATTAATCGTCCTGTAGACTACATTAGGAAGTTTATCGCAGGGTAATTAAGATATGGAATACCGGATAGGGACAGAGGCCGATATACGGCCGATTTGCCAGCTTGGCAAGAAGATGCATGCTGAGAGTGAGTTTCAAACCCTTCACTGGAACGAAGAGAAGGTTTTGAAATGGCTTGATATGAACGTCAAAAGCCCGAATCGATTCGTGTACTGCGCCTATGACAATGACACCCTATCGGGTGTCTTTATCGGCTCTGTATCAGAATTCTATTTTGGCAATGACCGCCTTGCATCAGATCTCCTCTGGTATGTTGGTGAAGCGTACAGAGGCACTCGAGTAGGCATTCGGCTCCTCAAAGAATTCCAAAAATGGGCGACCGAACAAAACGTGAATCGAATCCAAGTTGGCGTCTCATCCGGAATGTCTATGGACAGAACAGGCGCTCTCCTAGAGCGCATGGGGTTTAGCCAGATAGGCGGAATATACAAGGTAGATCGATGAAGTCATTTGAAGAAAAACTGCTAGGCCGCCTGTACTGCTTCTGCGGGGGTGGAGATGACGGTGGAAATTCCGGCTCTGAAGATGAGGCGGCCGCAGAGCAGAGGGGCTATGACATGGGCGGTGGTGGCTACACCGGCGCAGACGACTTTGGATTCTCTGACGACACGATCGGCGGTTACGACGGCGCTGGGGATATTGGCGGCACGGAGCCCGGTGGTGGCGATGATGATAGATTAGCGGCAGAGGAAGCCGCCAGACAAGAAGCCGCTAGACAAGAAGCCGCTAGACAAGAAGCTCAGAGAGCGAGAGAGCAAAGAGAAGCTGAGGAAAGAGAAGCCGCCAGACTTGAGGCGGAGATGGCGGCTGAGTATGCCAGACAAGAATCCGCCAGACAAGAAGCCGTAAGACAAGAAGC